GGTCTTTTTTTCTACTGGCTTAGGCTCCTCGATTAACTCAACAGCGCCAGCCTCTAGCAATAGCTCGGCCTGCTTTGCGTCTAGCTCGGCAATGTCGCCAGGGCCGTAGCAAAGATTAAACTGCCCGCTTGCGTTAATCAAAAATTTAACTTTAGCTTTCATAAAATTAGCCCCTGGGGGCGAGATTTAACCACCCCCAAGGCACTAGGTTTAACCCCCTAGCGGGCTGGTTCGCTTAATTAGGCGTCAATGTCCTTAATTACTGCAAAAGCAGAAGGCTGCAACAAGTTGCAATCCAAATAAGAGTTAAGAACAATGTTAGTTAAGCCAGCAGTAGCACCGCTATAAGGATCTACTGTCAACTCCATACCACCCCAAGAAGCCAGGGCCATCTTAGAGAAGTCTCCGAAAATCATAGCGCTCAAGTCAGAGGCAGAACCTTTAGACAAGTTGCTAGGTACGTTAGTAGTGAAAGCAGCAGCGTAGCCGTTCAACTCATTAGCGCCTGAAGGCATAATAAAGTTACCCTCTACACCAGAAGCTTGGCGGGGAGTAGTTTGCAAAGCAGCTTTTACCAAGGGGTTGGTCAAGTAAGCAACGCCCTCGCCGTTAGCATTCTCGACGGCTTTCATCAAGTTAACAACGTCAGCCCAAACAGCAGCAGCACCGTTAGCGTTAACAGAGTTGTTAGCAGCGCCACCAGCATAAGCTACGTTAACAGAAGAGTTAGCAATAATACCAGTAGGCTCGTTAGTTCCGCCTCCTTTAATAGCAGCCTTTTCCATCTCTTGAGCCATGGCGGTAATCAAGAAGTTTCTAACGTACTGATCGATTGAGTTGGAACTCTGAAGCATTAACTGGTTAGAAACCTGAATAAAGGCAGCCAAACGCTTGGGGCTGAAAGTAATCTTAGAGAAAGCAGGGCTTTTCTCGCTAGCGGTTCCGTTTTCGGTATTCCATCCAGCAGCGGGCTGAGTTGAAGCGGTTGGCATATCCAAGTTACCTACCAAGCCGTTCAACTGCTGAACTCCCAAACCGCGAAGAACGGTTTTAGGCAACAATACGTCAATAATGCCTCCAACTTCGGTAGCGATGTTAACACCACCCTCAGAGCCAGAAGTACCGCCTGTGGCAGTCATGTCGCGCTTGAAAACCTCGGAAGGGATCAAAACAGAGTGAGCAGCAACAGAAACGCCAGAGCGTTGGAACTCGTCAGCAGCGATTTTAGAAAATTCAGCTTCTACGCCATCCTTACGGCCAGTAGCGGCCATCTGTACGGCACGCTTAAAGCTGAACTGCTCGCGCATTTTGCTCTTTTCTTTTTCTTCAGAGTAAGAGGCGGCACCAGACAAAGAAGCAGCCTCAGCAGCGCGAGCTTGCAACTTTTCCAATTTAGAAACCTCAGAGCTGATAGCATCCAAGCGGCTGTCAATTTCGTCCAAGCGGGCGCTTTCGCTGTCGCTCATAGAACGGGCTTCTTTCTCGATGTTGTTTTGTAGAGTCTGCAACTCGCTTACCAAGCGGCCGCGCTCCTCTTTCAAAGCTTTAATTTTGTTCATTTTATAAGTTTTTAATTGTTTTCTAGTTTAAAGGTTCTTATATCTAGCCAGGACCAGCTTAATAACGTCGCTGCTCGCCTCGCTTTTTTCTGCGTCGATAAGTTCGCGCTCGTCTTTAGCGGCTTGCAAATCGCGGGCGCTTACTGCTGTGCCTTCGTAGGCTGGGTAAGTCACGGGACTAACGTCATAAAGGCGCTCAATCTTTTTAATAACTCGCATACCGTTTACGCCGTACTTCTCAGAGCTACGCCACTCGCTGCCGCCTTTAGGGACGGTAAAAGCAAAGGAGCTTTGCGTAATGTCGCCTCGCATAATTGAGCGAACCCAAGAAACGTGCGTGGGGTTTTCGTAGTCAGGAGTAAAGCTATACCCCAACTCACCGCCCTCGGTCAAAAATACCTTAGCCGTGCCGCTTGCTGTTCTGCCTAGCACCTGGTTAGGGTCGTGATTACCCAACACCCGCACGTCATCCTCTAGCACCTCGTTAAAAGCGCCTTCGCTAATAATCTCCTCGGCAAAACCCAGGTCAGTAGCTTGGTTAATTACAGCAGCTACCCCGCGCACCTCTACGGGAAGCTCTTGCCCTTCTTGCATTCGGGCCTCAATTGAACCTAAAAAGGCGCGGCGTTCAGTGTTATTGCTCATTGGTTACGCTTGTGTATTGTTGTTATTCCCGTCGGGGTTGTTATTCTTAAGTGCGGCGCTAGTCAGCTGATCAATTTTGGCCTGCATATAGGCGTTAATTTGCTCAGATGGCATAAGGTTTGCCTCAATCAAATAAGAGTCTCCGCCTTCAAAACCGTTTGCATCCTCAAATTGGCGGGCCTCATTGCGAGAAAGCCAGCCGCCTCTTATACCTTTGTTATAAAAGTCTGCGCGATCGTTAGCCGTTGCTCTCAGCAAGCTGTTAAAATTAAACTTAAAGTAGTAGTTAACTTTATCTGCCTCAGTCAAAAGCTTGCGGCGCATCTCTTGCTCTATGTTAATAGCGTAAGCCATCAAGGTGCGGCTGTAAAAATCTTGGTATTCTTGCTCGACGCTAGACTTTACGCCGTTCTTATTTGCTCCAATCATAGAAGAAGGCACCCCAAATATGCGGGCAATTTCCTCAGCGCTAAACTGGCGCTCTTCTAGAAACTGCGCCTCCTCTGGGCTCATGCTTAGTTTCTCCATTGCAACCCCTGCGGGAAGTACAGTAGAGCGGCTAGCGCCGTTAATTACGTCGTCTAGGCTAAGCTTAAGCCCTTGCGCCTGTTCTGGCTTAATCTGATGCTCAGACTTAAGCAAAAATTTAAGCGTTCCGTTTTTGTAAATGTCAGCGCTTGCACGAATAGCGGCAAGGTCTACGCCTAAGGTCTCGGCGTGAATCTGCACCGGGCTACGGCCCTCTAGTACGTTATCGACGCAAAGCCCTTTAAAATGCAGCATATCCACAGCGGGAACCAGCGTAGGGTAACCAGGAGCTGAGACTTTGTAAAACAGCTGCCCGTCGCTCAAAAGAGGCTTAACGTAGTCGGCGCTAATCGGGTGAAGCTCAACAGCGATAAAACGCGCGTCTCGATTAATAAAGGCGTAAGCGTTACCACGAAGAGCAAGCTGCGCTACCTGGTACTTCAAAAAGTCAAATTTCGTTTGGTAAGCGTTAGGCTCATTAATAACAGCGCTAGCGTAATGCGCACGGGCTACCCGCTTGCCGTAGTCCTGCTCTTCGTAAAGTTTAAGATCAAGGGCAGCAAGGCCGTCAGAAATAACGCGCACGCAAGCGTGTACAGAAGCAATAGACAAAGCGCTTCGGGTGTTAACCGCTTGGCCGCTAGCCGTCTGAGCGCCGAAAACGTTAGTAAGGGCATTTACTAGCCAGTCAGCTGGAGCGCTTAAAGAGCTACGGCGTTCTACTTTGCTAGGGCTAAAAAGCCGCTTTAGGCTAAACTGCATAAGGCGAAATTATACCTTCGCGCGCGTAACGGGTGCAACTTTCTCCCATTGTTAGCGGTTTTCCTTTAGCCATCTGCTCAAAGTTGAGCGAAATACCCCGTAATCCTTAAAGCGCCTGCGGTTGAAAATAGCAGCGTAACGCTCCTCGATTTTCTCGTAAGCTTCGGCGTAGGTCTTGCTAGTCGGCAGCTCCTTATAAAATTCCTTTATAAAGTCGTCTTTAAAGGTTAGCCAAGCGTCTGTACGTTTCATTTTATCCCCCTTTTTTTATATTGATATAAACCAGAAATCGCCCTCACCTTTGGCGGCTTCTTGCATATAAGTCCCTAAGGCCATTACAATAGATACAGGGCCGTCTACCTTATCCCCGCTCTTAGCCTTGTCTATTTTGATGTTGTCGGCTGGGTCTCTTCTTAGTAGTATGTTGCCCATTTGCCAGCGCGTTACAGGGTTGTTGCCGTGTTTAAGGCGGCCCACTTTAATAAGCCGCTCGAGTTCCTTAGTCGGAGCGCTCATAGATACAAAGCCCTGGCCGAACGGGTAAAGCGTTAGCCCTTCGTTCTGTAGCTCAATAATCAACTGACTAGAGTTAAAACGGTCAAAAGCTATCTCTTTAATTTCGAACTGCTCGGCAAGGTCTAAAATGTCGGCCTTGATATAGTTGTAATCTGTTACGTTGCCCTCGGTTTCTATAATAAGCCCCTGACGCACCCAGTCTCTAATATTTGCGCCCGCTGTGTCGTTTCTTTTCTTTACTGCCTCCTCGGGTAAGTAATAGCGAGTTATAACGCTGTCAACTTCGGGAAAGTACAAAGAGAAGGCGCAGAAGTCGCCCGTACTAGCAAGGTCAAGCCCGCCGTAGCAATCTAGGCCCGCAAGACTTGAGTAACTCAGCTCTGGCTGGTCTTTGCTCCAAACCGCGTCGCTTATCCAAGTTTGCGCCGTGTCAGTCCAGACGTTTAGCAGCTTGGTCTTAAATTCTACTTCTTTATGCGTCAGCTCCTTGGCTTCGTTAACGCTCTGCTCTAATTTCTTAGGGTAAACAGAAACGCCCCAGTTGGGATTAGCTTTTGCCCAGGTTTTAGGGTCTGTCCAATCGTCGCCAGGATCAAGCGAGTAAATAACAGTAAAAAGGCTGTCATCCTTAAGCGCTCCCTGCAAAACCTGAGAACAGTATTGCCTGTGCTTATAGCAAGGCCCTTCGCGGTTGAAACCCGCGGTAGTAATAGTAAAAAGAAGCGGCTGCCTCCTTGCACCCATTGAGTTATAAATTACGTTATATAGCTCATCATTCGGGTGCGCGTGGTATTCGTCAATTACGCAAAAGTGCGTATTAAGTCCGTCCTGCTTACCTGGGTTCCACTCTAGAGGCTTAAAAAGGTTGTCGCCGTAGACTATGCGCCTGTTATGTATTGAGTTCTGAATTACTAGCTCGTCCTTTAACCAGTCCTGCGCTTGACAAGCTCTGACGCTTTCACCAAAAACCATCATAGCTTGATCTAGCTTAGTAGCCGCAGAATAAACCTGCGCCCCCGCTTCGCCGTCAGCAAGTAAGCCGTAAAGCATTAAGGCGCTGGCAAAAGTCGATTTCCCGTTTTTGCGCGGGACTTCAACGTAAGCACGCGAAAACCTGCGAGCGCCGTCTTGACCTACAAAGCCAAAAAGGTTGGCAACAATAAAAACCTGCCAAGGCTCGAGTATAAACTTACGGCCAGCGGCTTCGCCTGTTGTGTGCGTTAGGTTTTGTATGAACTCTAGCGCGTGGTCGGCCAATTCAGGTATAAAGCGAAACGTCTCTAAGTCAGCCAAATAACGGGCGCACGCTTCTTTAACAAGTTGCCCCGCTACTACCTCGCCGCTAATTACCTGCTCGGCGTATTTATTCGCTATATTCTGGCTGTTCGTCATCTGCCAGTTGCGCGGCTGTTATGTCGGTTTCTTCAAACTTTACGGGCGCTGTGTTATTCGAGGCCCAGTAAATAAGAGCCTGCTGAGCTAGGTAAAGGTTTCGATACTTTTTGCCATCTATGCTTTTGCCGTTAATAGTAAGCTCGTAGTGCGTGCCGACTTTATCGACTCCTGGGGTTTTTGCTTTCTTTGCCATCTTATGCTATTTTAGGTTTTTGGGTTAAAATGCCGAGCTTTTTAATAGGCTCCTTCTTTTCTGGTTTCAAAGCCTGGCGAGCGTTAGGCGTTACACCGAAAAGGCGGCCAATATCGCAGGCGGCCTTTAGGCTTTTGTGCTTAATAGTGTGCCAAGGGCTTAACGTAGGCCCGTGTATGCCTTCCATTACTTCGCCGTGAATCTCGCATTGCTTGCAGGCGTGTTCGTAGTTTGCTAGCTCTTTGCAGTAGCTAGAAAGTAGATTTAAGTCAGTAGAGT